AACAGAATAATTTCCGTCTTCATAATCATACACCCTAATGGTATAATATTTCCTACTAGTTCCCTGACGATTCTCTAGATTATACTCTATAACGTATTTAGTTGATCTAACCGGATTGTAAAGGGCAGGAATACTAATATTAGATTGTGATTCTTTATACCACATTAAAAACCACCCTTTGTCTTATACCACTTAGGTTGCTCTTCTTCTTCGTCTTCTAACTTAGGAAACTCATCAACCATTTGCCAAGAAAGCCCTGTATTATCTAATCCTGATACTAATACATCTGAAACACTCTCATTATCGCAAGTCAAAGTAAATCCCTTAGACCCCCATTTTCTTTCCATGGTTACTCCCTCTGGAAAACAGAACTGCAAATCGCCATCAACCTCTATCTGACGAAGCTGACGAGATGTTACCTCTGCATAAATGACTTGTGGTTTACCCATTATATTATCCCAATCTTAGGTTATTTGAAGAGCTAGCGGCAAATTTAGGTATTCTATATCCGGGTTTATCTTTTTTAGATAGTCCAGCTAAAATTTCGTTATATGGCTTATTTTGTTTACTCTTTTCAAACTTATTAACTTCACCTAAAGCCATAACCGTTATAACTCTTTTGCCCCTTTCTGTTATTTTAATGGTATCTGCTCCACCTGTAATTAATCCCATTGTTTTAAGTCTAAGGATTTCTTGATTATTTATTTTGCAATCAGCCACCTTAATGCTGTCTCCATTTTTAGCCTTTTCCCCTTTGCGCCATATTTCAAATAATAAAGATGCATCCTGATTACTTGCTGTTACTATCTTTTTATTGCTAGGCTTGGCTGTAAAGTAATTAGTAAGAAAGGAATAATCTACTCCAGAATTATTCTTATCCTCTATTGTATGATCTGGTATTGCTCTAATAGGTATAGGCATATTAATACTCCTTTATTTTGTCTAATCCGTACTCATTAAATAATTCATCGGCTAAATCAGAGCCTCCTTCCTCAATAACTCCTCTAGCCATTAAAATTCTTGAATCCGAATATCTCCCATCAAATAATAGTGGGGAATTCATTATCATTGCTCTTTCTAAATCTGGATCTATTTTATAGCCCCTCATTTTAAATTTCAAAGCCCTCATTATAATTAAGGGATTTTGCCTACATATATAATCAGGGTCAAAATAGGTTCTTATAATTTTTGAGTTTAAGTTTTTAATAGATTCTCCAGAAATATCAAAAACTTCATCCTTATTAATGTCATAAACAAGCATATTGACAGTGAAATCCCTATTATAGATGTCCATATTAAGGGGAGTTGTTGCTATATCGTTATCTCTCATTTGTTTTCTTATTTCAATAGGAGAAAAATTACCCTTAAAATCAACCTTAATTCCCTTATATACAAACGAGAGTGTCATTGTTCTATGATAAATTTGAGCATTTTTCACTCCCAATCTCTCAGCTAACAATCCGCCTACTTTTATACTTTGGTTAGGCCATGCTCCACTAAAATCTAAATCTTCAACAGTATATATGGGTTCTCCAGCCGCTATTGCCCTTGGATAGCCCCCCACCAAATAAACATCTTCAATACTATACTCTTTACAAATTTTCTTAGCATTAGTGATGATGGTTTTTATTGTCTGTTCTTTTTTAGATTTAACATTAAATAATTCCTCAAACATATCCTCATCTACATCTCCACCTTTTGAGAATATATCTTCCGCCATTCTAACTTTGGATTCGCTAATTCCCTTAGAATAAATCCAAACTGCATAAACATCATCATTTGTATTCTTATCCTCTCTTATGTATTTTACCATAAGGCTAACATCAGAATTAGATTCTAATACATCTTCAACCAATTTTAATATATCTTCTGACATAACAAACCTAGTGGCATGGATATTACCTCTTGCCACCTTTCTTTTAGCTACAGTAAGAATATTGAATACTTTAGTTAGAGAGACATTTTTACCCTCAGAAGCGAATCTCTTAGCAGGATGTGTCCCCGAATAATCCCTTGTCATATCATCAAATAATTGGGGCTTAAGTCTTGGGTCTATCCACCTATAATAAAAGCCTTTAATATCATATTCGGGGTTATATCGGGGTTGACTTCTTATATCTTTTTCAGTCCAAGCAAAATCTTCCTCTCCATCTTCCCAAGGCATAACTCTATCTGATAACCCCGGAATAGTTGAACCATCCGATATTTCTAAATTATTCATCCATCCAAATAAAGTTGCTGTTTTAATCATATTATTTGAAGCTGTCCTATCAAGGGGAATCATTAAGGGTTTAGGTCTTCTTTCATCTAATAATTCTTCTATAGACTTATAAGGGGTATTTTCATCGTCATAGTCTCGTGATAATAGGTCTTCCATAGTAGCATCATGAGCATGTCTTTCGTCCTCCCTAGTATACTTTCTTAACTGCTCTTCATAACTGTCGTGTTCTTGATCTAGGTCTTGAGGAATAGGAGACATAAATCCTCTACCTAGTTTCTCTTCTAATGGAATATTTTGATCCTGCTGAGCTAATAAACCCCAATCTGCCATTCCTTCTTGAGGTTTATATTCACCCGCTCTTCCTGATAAATCCGATCCTGTCGCTTTCCCTCCATTAAGTGCCTGAGGAGCGTAATTACTATATTGAGCTTTTTTATACCATGTCACTTGTTTAGCGGCGCTTCTTGTTCCTGTCCCTATAATTATGGGAGCGAACATTTCACCCTTACCTTGTGTTTCTAAGGACTGCATATATTGTTGGTTAATTTTAGGTAATGCCCAAGAAGTGAAAGCGGCTTCGGCATTCTCAGAAGGACCTTCATCATGATTCCCTTTAGCATGAACAGCCTCATGAACGATTGTACCACCCAAGTGTAACATAGCCATCCATTCCCATATATTAGGATCTTCTGACTGAGCCGACATAGCATCCTGTTTAGCTGCATTTAAAACGCTATTCATATTTATTCCAAAAGCAGTTCCACCCTTAGATTCTAAATCGGCATATATAGTATCTATATCTTGTTGTATTTGCTCCGAGGACTTCTCTTCTTTGGTGGGATAAGCCCTAAGCATTCCATCTTCATTTTCTACCCTATATCCAGAAGCCTCTAATTTTCTCTGAAGAGCTTTAGTTTTAATAGCCCTGTCTAACTCGGATAAATAAACTCCATATGCCCCACCCTTTGAAAAATTAAAAATAAACGATACAGTACTAAGCAAAGACGAATTAAACTCATTAACAAGTCTTATTGCATCATCAGCCTTGCCAAACATAGATGAAACTTGAGAGGCATCTACAGCCCCTGTTCCTAAGTTTTGAACAGCATAGTTGGGAACATCACCAGAATAATAACCTTCAAAATTTTGAGCTATTTTTATGTCTTTGTTTGTTCCTCCGAAAGTGTTTATATTTATTTGCGGAGGATCTTGGTTCTCTATTCTGTTTTCATCTGCCCCTTCGTTTGAGACTTCCCCTTCTTTAAATCTTCTTAATACAAAATCATAATTAATGGGAGTTGCGTTTGATGGAATATACGGGACTAGTGTTGAAGTTTCGTCTACGTACTTATTAGCTTTGGCTCTACTTATTAACTCATTCATCTGATCAATAGATTGTTCTAAATCTCCTGAAAATTTAACCTTCTCACCTTCATCTGACTGTCTTTCTAAATTTTTTATTTTGTAAGCTGTAACAAATATTTTCTCTCCCTGAAATGGCGCTTCAACAGGATAAACATAAACCTCAAAAGACTTGGCATCTCCAAAATCACTACTTTTATGCCTTGTTAATCTTATTCCTTCAATAACTCCTTTACCTGCTATATTTTTCTTGATTGTTCCCATGCCAGACAATGATTGCTGTTTCTGTTTATACGCTTCTTCCTCTTTAGGTAGTCTTAGCATATCAACGCCGAACTCTGCTTTTAAAAAGGGCTTTAGTAATGTTTCAATTGTTCGAACATCCCTAAATACCCAACTCCCAATATTTTCTTCTCCTACTCCTGACACGCCCCTTGATTTATTGAGATACAAATCTATATAAGATTCATAAGTACCATGCCAATCGCCCGAAAACATAACCGACAAATTAAAAGAATAAATCTGATTTGGGTTAGGAGATTTGTGTCCCTGAAGAAGAACATATCCTAAATAACTATAGATTACATCCCCATTAGTATCTTTATAAGGATTGTTAGGTTTCCAATATATTTGCCCACTATCAGCCTTTTGTTTAAATAAAGACATTATTCTTTCATTTTTAATGTCAGTATCAAACGCATTATTTTGTGCTATTTTTTTGATAAACATAAAGCTACTCCACCTATTAACCTTATTATTCTATATTATACACAAAAACCCTACAAAAAAATAAAAAAGCCACCCAAATTGGGTGGCTTTTTTATTTCAAATGTAAATCTGCTATTTAAACACCGAAGTCTAAGTCAACCTTCCTGCGCTCATCCTCTTGCTGTGTTCCAAATGGTCCGCCAAATGGAGCTTTATTTTTCTTAGTTTTTGAAGGATTAACAGTCGTGGGTCTACTCTTCTGCTTTGCCCTATACCCCTCAGCAGTCAATCCACCCTCACCAATATCTGTACTTCCAAACCCGCCAATCTCAATATTCAAAAGATCTTCTAATAAAAGAGAATCATTCTGACTTCCACAAGAAGTTCCGGGTCCGTGTCCAAGGATCTCAGTTCTTTGGTCTTGTTCTCCGGCATCAAACTGTATTCTAACAAACCCTGCTTCAATTCCGCCACCGTCTCCTCCGCTTTGAGCTACTTTATATATTTTCATTTTATCAACTCCTATTATCTAAAATCAAGCAATTAAGCATGAATCTTGTATTTATCGTCTACAGGAATGTCCATAACGACTTTTGTTCTTCCACCAGAAGTCTGAACACTAACAACCTTACCACCTTTTGCCCTAGCCTGAGCCTGTGCCTTCATAGCACCAACTTCTCTTTTTACGGCACCTTGCAATGTTTTAACCTCATCTAAACGAATATATGATTCATCAATATCTGTGCTCCAAGATCCATCAGATTCTCTTTTGAAACCAATATCTGCATAGCTAAATCCTGGCGCTTGCTGTCCAGTGGGAGACTTCAATGCTATCTTCAAATGATAACCTTTCATTCCGCTATTGGTATAGTAATTGTGAATGGACAATCCACCTTCGTCTGATGTTTGCATAAATTGTTCCCACTGAGGCATAATATTAAGCAATGCCCTTCTAAGAACCGCCAAACTGCATTTCAAATCTAATTTTCCGCTCTTCCAATGACTCATTATTAACTCCTTATTCTATTATTTGCCACTTGTTTATTTATTCTAGTTATAATTTTATAGTCCTACTACAAAATTCCTGTATATATTTAGACGGTAGACATGCGTTTAATCCGAACCCTCCTATGCTTGATACTATCAGTGTTACCATTCCTACGACTTTACCATTCATTTCATCAACAACAGGTCCTCCACTATTTCCGGGGAATATGGACATATCGGCGAACATATAATTAGGAGCGCCTTTGTAATCGTAAACCTTTCTATCTAAAGAACCTACAATACCAGATGAAACATTATTCTCATATCCGTGTGGGCTTCCAATAGACAATACATCTTGCCCCACAATAGGAGTAATATCTAAAATAAAGGGGTCTACATCTATATCGCATTGTAACAGGGAGATATCTAACTGTAAATCCATATCTACAACCGTTGCTCTTTTTGTTGTTTCTCCAAAATGAATATTGACAAAAACATCACCTGTACGACTTGTATCGTTTGAAATATTATTCTTATCGTAATTATTAATAACATGGGCGCAAGTAATAAAATATGTTGGAGCAACGCAGAAAGCAGCTCCTGTTTCTTTTACCCCTTTCCCTATGTGAATAGATTCTATCATAAACGTCTTTTCTACCGATGCTGCGACAACCTTAGTCTTATTATCTACTTGGGCTACTCTCGTTACATATGTACTACGAATACCCTTATCTTTTAATTTTGTTGTATACTCTTGAGCAGTATTAAAAGACATAAAATCTTTTGAACCTCCGGGAACTTTTACTCTCCATATTTCATGCGCTGAAGGTCTGTCTCTCAACATATTATTAATAATAGACATGTCCCTTTCTTGTCTTTTATAATCCGCACCCTCTGGTTTATATGAACCGGGTTGAGAATTTTCTCCAACACCCCAGTCTCCCCCTGATCCCGGTGTTTTATAAGGACTTCCATTTAAAATATCTTGTATTGTATGAACATTATTTGTTGGCACTATCGACTTTTGAGTAGAAGGTCCGATTGATGGTTGCCCATTATCGTTTCTATTATCAAATGGCGTAAATGATATTGCTGTCTTTTTCATTATCCTTTATTTCCCAAAAAAATCAAGTTATATTTTTCTATGTGAAGTCTCCCACTAACCTAAAGGTTAGGGGCTTCTATAGGATTAACCTAAAACATTAACTTCCTAATGTCTAAAATCATTATACAAAAAAATGAAAAATATTTACAAATTATTTAAGTAGTTCGCTTACATCCCCGCTAGCCTGAAGGCTTCAACAAAAGCAACAAGCTTTTGTTGACCTGCTACGCAGTAGGGGTTTTACGCTCACATTATAATTCTTCAAGAAATTAGATAATAAACCCTTTTTATAACTCCAAGAAATCGTCTTCTTCCTCATTGTCGCCGGGATTGCCAGTTAATGACTCTATAGATGTATCTTCCTCTGTTGCTTCTTTAGATGCACTTTTATCTATAAAAGGATTTCTTTCTTTAATGATATCGGCACTAGGAAGGATACTGTTAACCATATCTACCTTTATAGCCTTTCTACCATTAGATATAACGGCTTGTTCTCCCATTCTATCAGCTAGATCTAAATCTTCTTCCTTGACAACCCATTTATCTCTAGATTCATCCTCTTCGCCATTTTCCCCAGCTAATTCTGCTTTTTCTTCAGCCTCAAGATCTTCCATAGCTTGAATAGACTCATCAGCCCCTATAGATTCCTTTGCTTCCCCTATAACTGAATTAGTCATCTTACCTATTGCTACCCCACTGCCTCCGGGAACACATACTACTACTTTTGACCCCATCTCATCAGTTACGGCTTCTGCTTCCGTCTTATTGCGAGTCATCTTGTCTGTCTCAGCGTTTGCCTTCTTTTTAAGTTTATCTTTGGTTTCTTGCTTAGCTTTTTCTTTAGCTTCAATTTCTTTACGTTTTTCATCCTCTAATGTAGATTTATTTTTAGCCCCCTTAGGTCTGCCTCTGGACTTCTTAATTTGTTCTACGCCAATACAAGATTTGATATCTAAATAATCTATACGAATAAGCCCTGCCCTTTCCAAAACCTTAACTTCTGCCAACTGTCCTTCGGCAATCTCTATATTGGGGGCTACTTCCCTACCTCTTATAATATAATTACCCAAACAATTCAGGGTTAGTGTAGCTGAGGTTAGAGATTTTATATTTATTTTCATTATTGTTCTCCTTAATTCTATAATACGTTTAATAATATTATACAATAATTAAACAATAATAAAAGATTAAATAAGAGAGTCTATTTGTATATGGCGAGATTTTAACTCTTGCCTAACCATAGACAAAAATCTTTGTTTTTCAACGGGGGTAAAGTTAGCAATTTCTATTAAGTCTTGGATTTCTTTACTCGCTCGTTGTAAATACATGTCGTCAAATTTACTAAGAAAAATATTGAATATTTTGTTAACTTTATTTTTGTCTAATTTTTTTTTACATTGGTCTTTATTGGAGATTTAGATTGAGCAAAGACTCCTTCAGGTTCGACTTCAGGAGCAACTTCGGGAGCAACTTCGTCAATTGCAAAGTCCTCACCCGTATCTACTTCTACATCTGCTTCTACATCTCCGCCCATTGGTCTAGGAGATACCAAGAATCCTATAATACCTGTTTTCATTTTAGACAAATCAAGAGAATCTTCTGTTACATTTAATCTTGGATGTAAATCGTTAATAAAATCTAAAGCGTCCCTTACAACGGTCTCTTGGTCTGCCTTATCACTAACTTTAATTGCCCCGCTTGATATCATTGTCCCGCTTGAATCATCTTGAGAGAATCCCATTTCAGAAAATAATGGATTAGAGTCTTCGGATGTATCAACAGCTCCGAATTCATCTCCAAAAGCCTTAAGTACGACAGTTGCCTCTTCACCACTTTCGTTTATATCATAAAAATCATCTAAAGATATTAACCCATCTAACTGAGGCTTTTGAGATATAACCGCACTAAGGGCTGCTTCTTTAATAGCGTCTACATCTCCATCAAAAGCATCAGGATCATAAGTAAGTACCATCCTTACTCCTTTAATAGGTCCGCTTAAATCATGAGATTCTTTAATCTTCATAGAACCTAATGATGCGTCACCATTATCAACAACATCAAATTCATCTACATTCCCCAAAAGAGGATTCGTTTTTTCTGGAAGAACACCTTCTCCTTCTTCATTCCATACTTCAGGAACACGCTCCCAAGAATTATCAAAAGAAAGCTCTTCTGGACTTTCTTCTTCTTCCTCAAAAAAATCTTCATCTTGTAATGCCTGAGCAACTTTAATTGGTTTCTTGTTATTAGCTAATTTCAAACCATCAGGACTTTTGCCTCCATCTTCCCACCATCTTAATTTCTTAGGGGTCTCTGAGGAATCTGTATATTTTTCCTTTTCTACAGGACTACCAGCTAATCTCTGCTCTTCAACCTTGTTCATATCTCCGTCATATGCAGAAGAATCACGATATTTACCAAACATAGAGGTTTCAGTATTAAGCCTACCCTCTGGCAACATATCTGCTCCACCAAGCCTAGTCTTTTCTAAAAGCTTTTCAATAGTAACGTTTTCTTCAGGAACTCTATCCTTATCTAATTGTTTCTCAGTAACTTCATCAGGAACATCACCATGCTCATCCATTAAGCGAGAACCGATAGGGACATCGCCATTAATCTTAACGTAATTCTTTAAGTTAAATTTTTTCTCGCTCATTTTTGTTTGTCTCCTAAATTTTACACATCATAATTATTATACACAATTCTCAATACATTGTATTTCAAATTTTACAAACAACTTCCTTTATTTTTTTCACCGGAATCCCATATCTACACAAACTGGTTCAGGTAACGAAGCCCTAACATGCCCTGAAGCCATAGAAACCGCTCCCGCTAAGCAATCTATAATATCATCAGTTTTAACAATCCCGTTTTTATCTTTAACAATACTCATACCTCGTTGTATTTGTTTCTTTCTAAGGGCTTTCATTTCCAATATAAGCAAAGGATCGTCATACAAAAGCAACTCAGGTCCTTCGGCATAAGACATCATATCTAAAAGATTTTGATATATTTTAAGCTTATAGTTCCTATTATAGGTAGTTGGAATACACCTAACCCCATGACTCCTTAACATTTGTAAACTCTGTATTGAATTCCATGAGTCATAAGATACTGTCATAGGATGAAAAATAGAACAAATCCTTAAAACATCCTTGTCTATCGTATTAAATTGCAATCCTACCCCCGGAACAGGCTCATAAATCTTAACATTAGCTAAATACACCATATTCCTTTTCTGTCCCCTTAAATTCTTATAATATTTTTTGCCAACCAATACTAAAACATATCTATCTCCGCCATTAGCAGGATCAACATGTATATGATAATTAAATCCCGGCATTGGTTTATTATGCGGTTCTAGGTCTAATCTCATACATCTTTCTATCAAGCCTTCAGGGAAAAACGGACCCATTGCTGATGTCTTAGCCCATTGAGCACCATATTCTATAGAAAACATCTCTGGATTACGTTGTCTATCTACTCTCAATCCCTCATAAGAAATATCTGGATTAGAACACCATGTGGGTAATTGTAAAGCCAAAATATTATCTTCTTTTCTAGAATCTAAGAAAATATTATAAAAAATCCCACTCATATTATTAGGGGAAGATATCTCAACAAGCCTACCATCTCCAAACTCTTTAAACTTAGCCAAAGACGGTTTTAGAGCATTATAGAAAGCCTGTCCTGTCACTTTACCAACATCATCATAGAACGCCAACTCATCAAAAAGAATAAGGATAGTGCTGTAACCACGAAGAGTATCAGGATTACTATGTCCGCAAAGCATTAAAATAGAACCGGGAACAGAAAGAATTGTTCCTTTAGTTTTCTTCTCCAAATCTTTATCTGTATAAAAGCGAATTTCCTTTGTGGTTTCTTTTGCAATCCTACCTTTAAAAAATGGACTATTCCTAATACGAGCTTGTATCTGTCCAAATAAACGACCAGACTGCTCTTGAGATAACGCCACATTAATGATAGCTATTTCGTCATCATATGGAAGCCCGTAAAATTTATGTGGATCTCCATCACCTATAACTAGGAGTTTATAAATTTCATATGCAGTTATAACAGATGCTAATATTGTCTTAGAACCACGCCTGCCAAGTACTAAACATAACTCTCTAAAAGTAAACTTATCGTCTCCCTCAGCCTTCTCCATCTTTTGTAGTTTATCTATAACCGCCCTACCATTCTTTTCAAATGTCAGTCCATCCCGTTCTTCTGCCACCTCATGCTCATAAAGCCATTCCCACTCTTCTTTATTTAACTTAATACCTTCATTTCCTCTGGTATTCATATAAAAACATTTAAGGATTACTCGTTGGGAAAGAAATAGGTTAAAATTACTACCCGGTAGATTCAAATACTCAGGCGAATTACAAAATGTCATTACATCTATTATTTCTGGTTCGTCACTTTTAAAGATACTATCACTGGAACGTTTGATTTCATTAATAGCTTCCAATAATGGATTCTGAACACTATCTTCTTTTTTCATAAACGGCATTTTATACCTCACTCAAAACATATAATAACTTGTCTCTTCCAATATCCAAAGAAACGATATTGTTTTTAGGATCTTGAGGTTTATATATTACCCCCGTATCTGTAGCATCCATAGTGGAATACTTTATCTTGTTATTATCTATAAAATATATCAAATTGCCCTTAATAATCATTTTAGAAGGAGCATCTAAACCACCCTCACCACTCGTCTCAGGCTTACCAAAAATAGTCTTTATGCTTTTATTTTTTGACACCATCCTAATGCATTTATTTTGAGTATCGGATATATATACGTCCCCATTATAACAACATACTCCTGATGGGGCATTTAATTGACACTGATCTAATTTTGTTGCTATTGAAAACCCTGACCTACCATTACCAACTAAAACCTCAATTTCTGCGTTATTAATCCTAAAACACCTATTTACTTTGTCATTTGTAAAATAAATTTCCCCCGAACTAGTGGCAGAACAGTCTACGATATACTCCTTATCTTTTATTTTAGAAAAGTAATTATTAAGAGTGGCTTTACCTCTATCTCCCATAACCTCAAAGGCATAAGGGTTATTTAAACTAAATCTCTTAACTGAACTATAACCGTCAATAACATAAACATTTTTATTCTTTTCTTGAAAGTAAATAGATTTAGGATTGTGTACATGAGCAACCCAAGATGATATAAAGTCATTATCATGGGTTAACAAGGATACTCCATTATCCATTGCTATTATAAAACCCTTATCTTTAACAAAACAAAAATCATTAACTTTAATTTTCGTCTCTAATTCAAAAATAATTGTTTTGACACTAGTGCCAAATTTTTGCTCTAATATTTTAAAACTCATAATTTACTGTTCTAAGATTATCTCAATATCTTTTTCTGACATTCTCTGGACGCCCAAGCCCCTTCCATAATCTACGTCAATCTCTATGTAATTTGTGCCGGGAAGTACTTGAACCACTACGCCCGACCTATCATATATAGACTTTAAGTTCGGATTAATACATTTTACTAACGCATTACTATAATCTTCCTCTACATGTTTAGAAACTGCGCCAGCCACCTTTATCTTTGTTGATTTTGCTGATTCGAATAGCCATATAGAATCCCTCTCGTAGCCCCTAAAAGAAACATTAACATTGTCTTCTTTATTTTTTTCTAAATTTAACCCATTAATTGTAAAGCTCTTAGGAGAAGCGGGTAAGTCGGGTAACATTGTCTTACCCGGAACCAAAAGAACAGAATCATCTATAATTATATGCCCTACACTTTCTACAATAGGTTTCCAATATTTCTGATAAAAAGAAGATTTATGATACGGATAAATAGAGCTTATCTTGCCACTTGGGACAATACTATTTAACATTAAATTACTGTCAATCATTAAATATAAAATAGGCTCTTCATTTTCAGAAACACGTATCGCTCTATCTTTAATATCGCAAACGGCGTCAGGATGAATCTGTTGAATAACTTTACAAACCTTTTCAGCATAATCTTCTAAAACATTCCTTTCAAATTCGTCATCATAATCCTTAATTTTTTTTGAAGCCATAGCCATTGGAGAACCTTGAGGCATATCCATAGGCATAGGTGCGCCCATTCCACCATCCATTCCTCCCATAGGATCAAGCGGATTAGACAAATCCTCACTCTCTTGTTGAGAAGCTTCATCCGCCTCTTCTTTTTCCTGCTTGTCTTTTTTCAATAAATCAGGAAAATATTTTTGAGTGGTTTTTCTTAGATAATTAATTAACTCATCTATCTTTTTTGTTTCTTTTTCTTCATCTAAATTTTCTTGAATAGTTAAGAGTTCTGTTGTTACCATTTTAATCTCAGCATAAACAGCATCCCTTTCCTCTTTATCCTCTGCCCCCTTAGCCTTTAAGTTCAATTCTTTTAGGATAAAGGTATAGTGGTCTTCAAGCATTGTTTCTGCCGATACATCTACAACTACTGGATTAACAAATTCTTCACTAGCTATATGATATGTAGGTATTCTCTTGGCATCCCTATAAGCCTCCCAAGCATATTGATAACTAGACTTTATATTCGGTATCAAAAAATATTGCTTAGAAGAAGAATATAATACTTTTCCATCATTCTTTTTAATGGAAAAAGCATATCTATTTTGTATTTTATCTATCTCTATCTTCATAAATCACCATTTCACTATATACATTATACAAAAAACCCACCTTCTATTTCTAGAAAAGTGGGTTTTTATCCTTTTATTTTAAACTATTTATGCGCACTTAGAGTGACCGCAGACCATACAGGTAGGACATCCAGCTCTATAAACCATTTCTTTTGCGCCACATTCTTCGCATTCTGTCTCGCTTTTTTCATCATCGCCTATATATTTCTTAAGAACCCTAGCCATAGCCCTTTGAAAGCTAAATAACTCCCCTTCTACGCCTTTCTTAATGATTTGTTCGCAGATATACTTAACAGGAGTACCATGTCTTATTGTTAAGCTACAGAGCCTTGTGAACGCTCCATATTCATAATTATTGAAATGCTTAGCGATCCCCTTAAACTCAAGCTTTTCATTCTCATCGTCTAAAGATCCAAGAATAAGGTTGTACTGAGTAACTCCATCTACCTTGCCATTTTTAACAATCCATCCCTTCTTATATTTATGAGGAATTGCAAACTCATTACTGTCTCCTCCAAATATCTCATAGGGCTGTCCATTTAGCTTACCCACAAGGAAAATCCAATCTCCACCACCAACCCTACTTCTTTGAATATCACATTCTAAAGCCTTTGGTCTAGTAGGAGAAGCAGATAAAATAATAGCTGAAGGTCTTAATCCACCTTTAACTAATTCAGCAAATTGTTTTCCAGCTTCATCGCAATCTTCGCACGTTCTAGTTGTATTATGTCCTGAACTTGTTAAAACGCCATCTCTACTCTCTTCTCTATAAACAGTTAGCCCTTTACAGCCCTGTTCCCAAGCTTGCATATATAGACTTTCAACAACTTCAAAATCTACATCTTTTGGAAGATTAATTGTAGAAGAAATAGCATGGCAAACATACTTAGTTGCTGTTGCCTGCATCTTAACTCTCATACTATGATCTAATTCATTAGCTTGCGCACCGTCATATGGGCTTCCCTCAAAACCCTTACCAGTAATTTCTTTGTATTTAGTTAATCCATGGTGTAGAACCTCATACTCTTTCCATTTATCTCCGAGTTCGTCTACAAAATCAGGCTCTACGTTTTCACTTTCACTTATTTTTCTTTTACGAACATACTTAGCTTTAAATACTGGCTCAAAACCCGAAGATGTTTGAGCTACAACAGAAATAGAACCTGAAGGAGCTGTAGTAAGGCAACCAATATTCCTCCTACCGTGTTTCTTCATGTCTTTTAATATATCTTCGGGGAGGCGCTGAATAAACTCATTATCCTTTTCTAGTTTACTATCATAAATAGGAAAAGATCCACGTTCTTTAGCCATTTCAATAGAAGCTCGATAAGATTCGTCTCGTAGCATTTTATAAATCTTATCTACCATCTTGAGAGAATCTTTATCTCCATACTTAATTCCAAGCATTGCTATACAATCGCCCAAGGCTGTAACTCCTAATCCCGTTCTGCGCCCCTGAGAACATTTTTCCTTAACCTGTTCCCATAAATTTAATTCATTTCCCTTTACATTGTCAGCCTCAGGATCGCTTTTTATTTTTTGGATAATGCCATCTACAGCTTCAAGTTCTAGTTCAACTAAATCATCCATTAGTCTCATTGACTTCCTAATGATATTTTTGTATTTTTCATCATTAAATTTAGCCTTATCTGTAAACGGGTCATCTACCATAGCCATTAAATTGATAGACATAAGCCTGCACGAATCGGCTTCGCAGAGGGGAAGCTCACCACAATTTAAGTTGTTGACATACAACGACTTACGATTATTCTGCCTTGTCAACCCTTTAAATCCTCCAATGAAAAAATTATGAAATTTATCAACTGTTCCATTATAAACATCTTCATATCCATCTAATTCTACAGAAACAACCCTATGGTTAAACGTTTCTGCCGATTCTTTAACTTTTTTGTATGATTCAAACCCGTATTTAGTTTTAAACCGACAAGGAACGCCGTTACTTTTACATTCCTTCTCCCACTCTTTTAATAATGGCATTCTACCTAGGTTAAATTTTAGCCCAGTAAATATCTTTAACTGCTTATGCTTGTTTTTATCTGATTTCTTTTTATAAGTAGCATTTATAGTGTCTGTTCTTTTTTCATTAACCCCATGTCTATCTTTATAAAAGTTAGCACATGTTCCGCTACAAAAGCTTACTTCTCTCTGCAAATGTTCTCTTGTAAATGTACTACCACACTCTTCGCAACTCTTCTCAACAAAAACCTTATCACCGTCAATAAAGGAGTTGTACCCCTGCTCTATCATTAATTTTAATGTTTTAACCAAGCGGGGATCTTCGTCTACGTATTCTATCCCTACCTCTATAGATGCCCATTTTGAGAGATTTAAAACTGAACCTATATTATCTTTTCTCCAATCAGAAAATTCTATAGGAAGATTATTGTTTCGAGCATATTTCTGCCAATCTCTTTTAGAGAATCTACGATTAAGATTTTTTGTTAATTCTATAGCGTGTTCTCGAACCTCCTTATTACTAAATCCTGTAAACCTACCGTTCAACTCTCCCGAAACAGCTTTAGACATAGTATTATGATATTGTTGCCATTTTTCTTCTGACCATTCATGTTTAGCCCTACGCATAGGATTATTATCACCCATCATATCCCTAGCATGAAATTTATTGTGTGCGTCATACCCCATTACCTTTAAATTATCAGGGCTATTATTCAGCCCGTTGTAATCCTTATGGTGTACTATTTCTCCACCACATAGCTCTCTCTGATTAACATGTTCTGCTATATACCTATGCTCACCTCTTGTCCCTCTAAATTTATCTGTAAGCCAATTATATAAAGTTTTAGACCTACTCCCGCTTTCAGCCTTTATAGATGACGACATACTTGCTTCATATTTAGTAAGTATTTTAAGGCTCTCTCCTTCTTTAATCTCGTCAACCCTTTTGTATTCTCCATCGGAGGTTAGGAACTTATGATTAGCAGTAGCCCTAACGGTAGATCCGTCGTCTAATGTTACTTTGTAAATAGGCTCATTATACCCCGTAACCCTAGGGTGTCTCATGGTTTCAATAGTTAATTTACCCTTATCATCATAACAAAATACAGGAACATCTTTTCCTTCATCGGCAAGCTCTTTTATTGAAACATCCCCTCTTCCATCTGCTACATATACAAGTGTTTCACCAGTAATGCATGGATTTGTTGAAGTTGTTTTAAATCCTAAATGAGCATAACTATCTGCGGGACTATTTCTAATTATAGTATCCCAAAATAATATACCCGGCTCGGCAGAAAGATAAACTGATTTAATCATTTCATTCCATACTTCTTTTGCGTCTACCATTGCGGACATTGAAGGAGTTGCTGAATCTACAGGCCAACGTTGCTCATAGGGTTTATCTTTTTTAACAGCCTTCATAAATTCATCGGTAACTCTTACAGAAATATTTGCGCCTGTAACTTTTTCAAGATCTCTTTTAACTCTGATAAAATTCATAATCTCAGGATGATGAACAGATATACTAATCATCAATGCGCCACGCCGCCCATTTTGAGCTACTTCACGAGCGGAATTAGAAAATCTATCCATAAAGACAACGATACCATCAGTAGTAAATGCGCTATTTCTTGTGGACATACCTTTAGGACGAATAGGAGATATATCAACTCCAACTCCACCCCTTCTTTTAGATATCTGAACTATTCTTTCATCAGTTCTACAGATACCACCATAACTATCAACTGTATCAATTACAAAACAATTACTTAAACTTACCTTTTGAAAATTATTACCCAATCCAAACATAGAACTACCGCCGGGAACAACTTCATTAAAATGATCAAACATCTTAAAAATTTCTTCTTCTGACATGGGGTTAGGAAACTTAGCTTCTGCCCTAGCAAACTCCTTAGCCATTCTTTTGTGCATCACTTCGGGATTATCTTCAGTATATTCTAATTTGCTATTTTTAAGAGAATACTTATTAGCAAAAACGCCAGCCGCTAACTTATCTCCGTTAAAATACTGTGTTGAGGCTTCTACTACCTCATCTCTTGTATATACTTTACTCATTTTAAACTTCCCCCCTCGTCTTTTTTATAGTATTCTAAAATATCAGATGTATAAGCCCCTACAACATCTGCCAAAAACATTTTAACTCTAAATTCTATATTAGAAGACTTATCTTTAGTTAAGCACTCATTAACTAAATCCTCTCCATGCTGAACCATCCTATCAATTTGCCTAGAATCAACGGTAGACATAGATCTAAGTTTTGGTATCGCATCCTTTATTTCATCTACCCAATACAACCTCCATGGTTTGTTTTTTATTATACAAGGAGCGTTCATTAATCTTAGATCAAAAAGTTGATTTCTTTCTCCAAAATTTTTAGATATTTGGTAACTATGTGTTGTTGCAAAAATTTGACTCTCTGGAAAACATTTTTTCATACTTTTTATTAACTCCAAATGTCTACCTGATTCAACATGCATAGCTATATTATCAACAAGTATTACCCTTGGAATATACTCTTGATTTAATAGCGTTGAGAACGACTTAATTATCTTTCTCTCCCCTGCACTACATTCCCTATGGGTAATTATTTCATTCGGCTTATGTACTGTAAAGCCAAGGACATACTTATGTAACATTTCTGCTTGTAGGGGATCTTCGCTCTCATCAAACAGCCCTATTTCCTCTTTAATTTTAAATCCAGTAACCGCTTCAAACAACTCTTTAAATAACTCCCATTTAGATCTAGCTAACTGGAATTTATCTAGTTCCATATCAAACCTTGTGTAGTATAAAATTCTTTTAAGTACATTTTTAGTATCTTGAGAGTGGTCATACCCCTCAATAAACCCGTCCTTATTAATTCTAACTTCGTAATCTCCATTGGGGTCACTTATGGTAGCCGTAACTAGAAAATCACTCTCTCCATAAATACCATTAACAGCACCTGAATTATCGTGTCTTACTGATTTACCCAATAAAGTTCTTAGACGCTTACCTGCCATTCCTTCAAATCTAGAAAAGACCAACTGAACCGCATTAAGGATTGTAGTTTTGCCACATCCATTAGGTCCAAAAAAACAACAGAAGTTTTTTACACTTCCGTCTTTATTGGTAAAATCTAATGTATAGTCTTCAAAAGCCTTATACCCTTGTAGCCGTAGAGATTTTATTTTTAGATTTGGTATTGCTGATTCTTTAATTTTGAAATCAGGCATAGCAATTGCATCAATATCATTTGATTCAAACATAATTTAAGACCTATTATTTACCAGTAATTTGCTTAATGGCTTTTCTACCAACAGCACACCTTCTACTTTCATATTCTGTAACTGGAGGTGACATTTGCATTTGTTGGTTATTTATTTCCGCTTCTTTTGGAACGAAGACAATTACTCGTTGCTCTTCTTTGTTAATATCTATTTTCTCAAACTTAGGCATTAACTTTTTTCCAGATTAAGCCTTACTTCTCTGCGAAAATCTTCATTTAAAATAGATTGAACTAAACTAATATGAAAAGAGAAATATAATCTATTCTTCATAATCTTAAGTCCAAACTTTTTATGCTCAAATCCGTTAACTATATCTGAGTACCTATCCTTATCTACTTTTGTTAAGGCTTCTGCAAATATATCAATATTCTCCCTAACCAATAATTCTCCCATAAAATTAACAGCCAAATAAGAATAGACCTCTATCCTACATCTTTGAAGTTCTTGATATGTTAATTCCACATCTTTGATAGATATAGAAAACAAAACATCACCTCCATTAACGCTTTCAAGTTTTATTTTTGGGGTTGATGCTATAAATTTAGAGAATAATATCCTATAGTTTGTATCAGGAGTCTTTTCTATATTCCCTTGTGTTTTCACTTCTTCTTTAATACTCCTTACATAATCATCCATAATATTTACTCCATGTTTGAGTTCAATCTATTGTCTTCAATGTTTAAGTTATTAACATTATACAAGTTTTCTTTATTTTATTAACTTGTAATGTGAATAATCCTTAAAAAGCTTTAATATTCCTTAGAGGATTTTAAACTCATTATCAGAATTACTATATAAGATATATTTCAAAACTATAAAGGGAAATACCTGCTAAAATAATATGAAACCTTATACCCAAATGAATAGCAAAGAACTATTAAAAGATTTAAATGACAGCTCTCACTTAGCAGAAGCCGAAGATATACTGCATGAGGCATATAAAAAGAATTACTATCCCGTTCTTGAGTCCGCAGCTAAAAATGCCGTATTAATGGAAATGCCCGAATTGTCTGGCATTATCTTTAACTATATACTACTTAAATCAAACGGTGTCGGAAAAAATCTACTATACATCTTATTAAACCACCCCAATTCAAATATATCTAAATACTCCTTTCCTGTGTTAACAAATATATGCCTTAAGGGAGATGTTCTTCCCGCCGTAGCATTATTAGCTAAAAATACCCCCTCCAATATAGTTGCTAAAATCATTAATGAAGGTTCCCTATATAACGCTGGCTATTCCCCATTTTATACAACTAACGAGTCAATGGCGTCGGAATTGATGAGCCAAAGCCCTATCCTAACAGAAATGATGAAACTACTACAACACGGATGGAAATGGGAAAATGAATCGTCTGGTGCGGTATTATCATCAAGAATTGCCCAAACTCCCGGCGACAAATTTATAACAATGGCTTCATCTTATGATTTATCTACCCCCATTGCTTCATCTTTTATATATTCATTAGACGAAGATGCATTACAGAATAGACAGGCATTTGAAAACTTATCTAAAAATGAAAATAAAGAAGTAAAATTGACCATGCTACTAAATAAGTTTAACTCATCTAGTAATAATCAACAACTTATATTATCTCTAATTGAACACATATCTAAAGGCATAGACAACCAAGAATTAATGTGGCTATGGCAATATGTTACAGATAGGATGTCTAAGAACCCCCACTTTAATCCGAATTTACTATTCTCTTATAAAAAGGGCGCAGAATTAATGAAACTATTTGCAAAAAGTAACATTGGTATCGCTACATCCATTATAAAACTCTTAATTTCTTGGGTCTCTCAAGCAAACCTCCCTAAAACATCCTATGTTGAAGAAATAATAGATTTTGGGCTTAACACTCCATCTCTCCAAGAATTAACCCTAACTATCCCTAAAGATGCTTTTGATAGAATAAGCTTAACTTCTCAACACAGACAATTAGTTGAAAATAAATACTCGTTAAAAGAACCCGAAGATGAATATCTAAAACAAATTAAGAACATATTCGCAAATAAGAAAACCAATTGGTATCAAAAACATTCTGAAGCTACAAGTATTATAATCCAAGAGGCAGGGTGGAAAGAAAATTTATCTACAGTTCTTATAGCGTCTTTAGTTTTAATTCTAGGTGGCTCTACAGTTAAAAATGCATCTGATAAAATGAAAGTCAAGGAAGAACAAGTTATAGCTGCTATGAACGATTCCTATTTAATGGAACAAGCAAAACAAATAGCCCGAACAGATCATCCTCAAATGACAGAGCCAGTTAAGGAATCTATGCCTTATGTAGAAAAAATGAATAATGAAGTGGATTCTTTTACAAAAATGGCATTTGACTATATTAAAGGACATGAAGGCTTAAAGTTAATGCCATATTATGATACAGAAGAGAACATGACGATAGGTATTGGTCATAGAATCCTACCAAATGAAGATTTCTCTAAAGGCATTACTGAGGATGAGGCACTTTCTTTGTTTCAAAAAGATTTACATACCCATATAGATAGAACCAAAAGGTTATTTCCGTCATTTGATAGTTATCCCAATATAGTTAAATCAGCTTTGTTAGATGGTGTATTTAGAGGAGATCACAAAGCAAAGTATAAAACAACTCATTTAATTAACAACGGTCAATGGATACCAGCCTCAAAAGAATATCTAGTTAACAATGATTATTATAAATCTAAATATGGAAATGAAAATGCAGGTGTTCATATAAGGATGGAAGAGAACTCTAAAATAATGGCACAGTATGGCAAAGCATTAAAATAATTTAGATAATCTAAACCGTAACAGCATTCTAACTCATAGTTAACATTTTAACTGACTGATTTTCTTTTTTGAAATTTTTCTATTATATATAATTAATTCTCTTTAAGGTCCAATACTATTATATAATATATTATACTCTATTAAGGACGATTTGTTCCTTCTGTAATACATTGATAATAAACGACTTACATAAGCAAAAATAAATTCAAACGAGTAAAATTTACGTGTTTGGTTGTTTTTAAACACGTAAATTTTACTCGTTTGAATTTTTAAACACGTAAAAAATACGTGCTTGATGCCCAAACACGTAAAAAATACGTGCTTGATTTTTAAACTAAAAAGATTTATTAAAAAAGACTTACCAAATTTAAAAAA